ATAGCCCCGTGCGATGGTAAGACCTCTAATCTCACCGCACAGTTTTTTGTACTCCTCGAAAGTCTCGGGTCTGCCCGTACTTATAAAGTCTTGGAGTTGTTCAATCTTCTCGTCAAGCTGCTTAACTAATACCTCGAAAGCGTCCATTACTCACCTTTTGTCGGTTTTTGGTTAGCTTGCATTTCCATCTGACGTTGTTTCAAAGCAACATCTGTACCAATCTTAATGCCCTCATACTGCTGTTTATCATCCTGATTGCGCTTGTCTTGTTCTGCTTTTAGACCAATACGAACACCTTCAACCTGTGTTTGGTTTTCAATACGTTCACGATCAATCTGCAACTGTTGCTGTTTAAGTTGCGCATCCATTGCATCTTTCTGTTTCTTGCGTTCCAACTCGCCCTGCTTAATTTGCAACTCAGCTTGCTGCATCTGTACCAGCGGGTCTTGAGCTTGCTGTTGGGCTTGTTGCTGTTGGACTTCTTGTTGGTTCATCTGCAACAACTGTTGTGCAGCTTGGGCAAGGAGAGGAGAGAGTCGGGCTTCAACTTCTGGACTCATGTTGGTGTCTTCGCCAGCCTCATCCTTCTGTGGAGGTAAGTTCATACCCAACTGAGCTTCGATCTGCTTGCGGTACTCCATACCTAAATGCTCGTTGAGGTGGTTCTGTAATGCAGACTGAATCTGTGGAGCCATTGGATTGTTCTGCAACAAAGCCATAATCTTTGGATCTTGCATTGCAGACATGTGAACCGTTATATGAGCCTTGTGATCTTGATAAGCAAAGGCTTTAACGGGCTTCATCATCAAAACGTTTTGGTTTTCAGTGACTGGATCTGTAGGCTTTTGATCCTCATCCATCGGGATAAGTTTCTGTACATCCTTGATACCAAGAACATCCAACATCTGTCGGTGTAGCAGGGGCATGTTGTACATCTGTGGTGCGCCCTGCGCCAATTGCAATACGGCTTGATACTGGACAATCTTCTGTGCCATTGTGCTGGCATTTGGATCACTGACAGGCACCACGTCTACATTGTCGTAATCAGACTTCTTGGCGCGTCTATTGCCTTCAACCGGATCGTAGTTGTAGTCTTCAGGCGTGTAGTCGGCAATGATCTTTTTAAGCAGACCAAGCTCACGCTTCATGGAGAAATGAACACGCGCCTGAACAGCTGACATCACCTTCAACGTTCTTTCTAGGATAGCCAGCGTTGTACCAACAGGGGAGTTGGCAGACATATCGCTAATCTGAAGATCCGCTGTATTGGCAAAGCGACGACCATCTTCAACGATTTGGTTCATCAAGCCTAGCAAGACTTGGCTTGGCTCTTTGTATGGCAGAGGCAAAAGGTTGTCGCGCATCGTCCCACTAGGAACATCAGCGTCGCGCCATTCTCCGGGAGAGATAGGGGTGTCGTCGCCCTTGATCCTCATGCCTCGGGTCTTGAATCCGCCGGGCAGGTTACTTAAAGTACCTGCATCAACAAGCTGACGGATAAGAGAAGTACCAGACTTAGCAAAAGCACCAACAAGATGAATGAGGCCAAAGTAATAAAACCCAAAACCCGGGACGTACCCGTAATGAACCAAATGCTGACGCTTTTGATATGTGTCATCATCTGGCTCCCAGTTACGACGAATCGATAGAATGGTGTTACTGCCCTGTTCAATAGTGACGATATACGGCAACGCAATGCCTGTAGCCTCTCCATCTTCTTCATGTTCATACCCCGGCAAATCAAGATTAACCTGCATCTCAAGAAGCTTATAACGCGCATCGGAAATGGCACGAAAGCCCATCTGCTCGGCAATCTTCTTTTCAACTTCGTCCAATGTGTTATTAGGTTCTCCAAGATCAACGTCTTTATAAAAGCCACCGACTTGCAGTTTACGAAGTTCATTCTCAGTCTTGCGCATCACGTGAGTAACACGTTCAGCAGTCTCGATATTGGAGGCGCCATAAGGCACGACAATATCTTCTGCGGGAACAAACAGAGAAATCTGACGACCCAATGCGGGATCGTAGTACACCTTCTTAAAGGCGTTACCAGCTAAACCTAATCCCCACAACATTCTTTCATGCTCAGGGCGGTACTCATCCATAACATCCATGAGCTGGTAGTTCATGTCATCTGCGACACGAACAGCGGCGTCTTTCTTTTCCGGCGTTTCACGACCAACAATCTGAGTTTTTACAGGGCCAGCCGCAGGAAAGGTGGACATCATTGTTTCTGCTTGAAACTTAACCAACGCTTCTGCAAGCAGCGGATGGTATACCCCGCAGGCTCCGGGCCAAGGCTCTGTGCGTTCTTCAATCTTCAAGCCAAGTAGTTCTAAGCCATCAACATAGGTCTGCATCCAGTCGCGGCGCGAAGCTACATCATCGTCGTAATCAGAGGTCAATTCACTTGCAAGACTCTGCAGGGCAGTCTCGCTCATCTCTTCGGCGAGGTTGGCATTGAAGTCGTCTTCAGCTTCTTCTTGTGTGAACTCTAGAATTGGAACACCATCCAAGCCAATGGTCACTGATTCTGGATCTTCAATTTCAATCTCCAGCTCAGGGCCTTGATTCATCTCTTCTAAGGCATCGAGACCTTGTGGGGCTGCGTATAAACTCTTTTCAATAGCCATCTTTATTCCTAGTAGTAGGATGCTTTGCGTTGGATGAAAGGCTCTTCATCTTCATCAGAATCAAGTCTTAAAAACCCGCCTTGTCTAAATCTCAATAACGCCTGACTGGTTGAGTCCACCGTGTCATCATGCTCGCCATTTGGAAAGGCTGCGCATTCTTCCATGACCTCTTCAGCCCATCTTGTATCTGGACACCAAACATATCCGGATGAAAACAAATCAGATATAGCGTTTACACGGGCTATCTTATCAGAACCACGACTAGGTGTATATTCAGAAAGCGGGATTCCCATCTGTCGAAGCTCATAAATAAGCGGCGCTCCGGCGGCTTTCTTCTCAATGATCAGCGAATCTGGTTTCCATTCTTGATACAGGTCATAAGCTTTTCTTTTAAGCTCTGGAAACTCCATGCGTTGTTTAAACGAGTCTAGCAATATGATATTGGAGACCATGACTCCATCAATATTTGGGTGACCAAAGACTCCCCATGTTGTGCAGGCGGAATAATCGGCGCGAGAGTTCTTCTCAAAAGCGGTATCCCAGCTTTGGATAAGGTAATCGCATTGTGGGGGCGTGTCTTTCTCCCAAATCTTCCAGTATTCACGCTTAATGATTGCGCCTTCTTCGGATGTGGGGTTCTGCTGGTACTGTGCTTCCCATTTTCCGACTGGAATCTCAGCTTTAATGGCTTCAAGTTCTTTTTGTGACCAGAATTCGGGCCAAAGCGGGTTGCCAGAGGGCAAAAGCGCGGGGAATTCAATGGTTTCCCACTGATCACCGTCTCTTTTGATGGAGTTTTGTATGATTTGACCGGTTAAGTCTCTCTTACTCCAGCGGGTCATCACAATAATGATGGATCCGCCCGGCTGCAGACGCTGTCTTGGGCCAGAGGAATACCATTCATAGACCCGATCATAGACGTCAGGGTTGCCCTGCATGGCTTCCTGCTCAGAATGCGGGTCATCAATGATCAGAATGTCTGCGCCTTTACCTGTAACAGCGCCTCCAACACCAATCGCAAAGTAATCTCCACCCTTGCTGGTGTTCCAGCGACCAGCGGCCTTGGAATCGCTGGAGAGTTTGGTCTTAAAAACCTCTTGGTAGTCGGCAGAATTTACTAAGTTCCTGACCTTGCGACCAAAACCTGTTGCCAGCTCTGCGGTGTGGGCAGTCTGGATAATCTTTTTTTCTGGAAACTTACCCAAGAACCACGCCGGAAACAGAAAAGAAGCAAATTCACTCTTTGTATGGCGAGGCGGCATGTTGATGATGAGTCTTTTTAGTTCTCCAGAAGCAACTCTTTCAAAGGCATCAGCCATAATCTTGTGATGCTTTCCAGCAATGAACGCTGTCCACATGCTGTTTACAAAGGGTAGGAAGCTATCCCTGCATCGTTCGATCTTGTCAGCCTTCAAAAGCTGATGGATCTTAGCAATGTCAGCAGAGTTTGCAGGCAATACATCTAGAAGCTTTAAATACTTCTTAACCTCTTCTGTGGTCAACAAACTCATAGCTTTTCGATGTGTTCAACAGAGCGGTCTATCAAGGTCATTGAACGAATCAGGTGAGGCTTAATACTCACAAGCCCTTCTTTCTGCAATTCATGAACTAACCTATGAATGTTGGACTTACTCTTTAACCCCAGCCCATGCGCAATATCCGCATAGGACGGCGCAAAGCCTTTGATCTTTACGTAGGTCTGGATAAAGTCCAGAACTAATTTCTGTTTAGGAGTCATCGTCTTCTTCCAAATATCCAGTCAAAAAGACCGGAGTCCTTTCCCCTACATAAGCGCAGCCAATATTGAAGTCAAAATATTCAATTGCTTCTTCATAAGGCATATCTTTACTCAAACTTCTGATGATCTTTGAACTACTGTATAAAACCACAGGTACTGTTTCTCTGAACGTCAATCCAAGAATACAGTCATCAAAGCCGTCTGCATACAGTAGTTCAGGATCAATCTTTTCCAAAAGGTTTTTCAAAATATATATACCCCCGGG